TGGAAGCAAGGTGACCTTGTACCTGATTTCTAAGAGCATCTATTGTGCTGTTATTTTCAAAAACTTTGTTGAAACTTACATTGGCCCATGCCCATTCTGATGGATGAATGTCTTTGGGTGTTTGTCCTATGTCTTGATACATTCTAAACCACATAGGTAATTGACCTCTTTTTACCCACCATACTTCACCGCCAATTTCTTTAATCATTTTTGCTTCGTTTTCGAACCGCACATCTGGAATAACCCATTTAACGTCAGGATTGTCCAGGATCTTTTTCTTAGTTAAGCTCACCCAGATACCATCATAAAAACCTTCTCTCATACATTCTGTGCCAAATTTTTGTAGCACAAATCTTGGAGTAATCGATTGGCCCGTCTCTTTACTCCAGAACTTGTCTTCTTGCTCACGCCAATCCCTTGATTCTTTAGTTTTACCATCCAGTAATTCTCTGTCCCAATCAAACATACTTGCCACACTGTCTTTTAGTTTGTCTGCAAAAGATAATTTCTTAAATGAATAATTTTGTACCAGTTGATCAGCAATTGTGTCTTTGCCTGAACCTATTAATCCGCAAATTCCTACTATCATGATATCTTAACCTGCCCTGTTCCTGTTCCTATTTTTCCTTTTGTAAAAGTGTTGAATGCTAAACTGTATCTATGTCTGTCAGATGTGGTTGTTGGCACTGTGTGTTCTACATGAGAAGGGAACATCAACAAATCTCCTGTCTTTGGTTGTATGGCAAACGTTTCAGTATTATATTGATTATTGTTGTCTTTGAAAGGAGTTTTAATTGATTCTGCCCAAAGATTGTTATACATGTAATTTTTGTCAAAATAAATTGGTGCTGTGTCGGTGCTTACATCAACATAGAATACACCACTTATTAATGAATTTGGATGTCTGTGTTTTTCTATAAATTCACTTCCTCGGTGTCTATTGATCCAACTGCTTGTAATATCAAACTTTATTTCATCTATCACACCCAAAACTTCGTTAGCAAAATGATTTATTTTATTTTGTATCTGTATTTTTAAAGTCTTGCACTGTGGCTTGTCCAAAATATGCATTCCTCTATCGCTTATTGGTAGATGATCATCAGTGTTATCGTGACCAACTCTTGCGTAAGGAAATTCTAAATTGAGTAAAAAAGTTTTTACAATTGGATCCAAAATTATTTTAGTTCTGTACAAAGGCACAGAAAACATGGGCGTTAGTTGAAAAGACATAACCTAATAATACTAGAAATTTATGAAAGTGTCAAGTATAAATTAACCAATTGTGAACGAATAACCAACACCACCTGGAACTTGAAGTGCCAATTCTTGGTCTAGTTTTTCCAATTCAGCAGATGCTTCCTGTTTCAGTGCATCGCCATTCAAAGATGATCCACCTTGTGGACCTGCTATTGTGTTAAATTTACTTCTGGCTTCTCCCAGCATGTATTTTGAAATTGCCAGCGTGTAACTTTTAATCCATTTGTTGGCAAGATAATCTTTAAGCAATTCTGTGTCTGGTCTGTAATTGTAGGCATACAACAATAAATTTTCTTCTGCTCTGGGTCTTTGAAGCAGTGTTAATTCTTTTGTGGTGTTGTTCCATTTGAATTCGATAAACGAACCAAACATTCTACCTACCAATTCTTGATATTGTGCAAAAGCATTGTAAGTTGCCAGTCCGCCCATGTTGGTGCTGGCTAAAAGATATGAATTTGTGTAGGCCATGTTGAATGGTTCAAACAGTGTACCACCGTCTCCGCCACCAGTTCTTGACCCTATTGATCTTCTAAAAATTTTTCTCACTTCCATCACTTCGTTTGGCAATGTGTATGTGTTTTGATCCAACACAGTTGGCATGAAAAGATAAGATTCTTCCACAGAATGATCAGATCTCTGACGATATCTGTCAAATGCGTCCTTGATGGCTGTTTCGTAGTGCTCTGGATCCAGCTCTACATCAATCATGCCACCGCCCAGCATACGGTATACGTAGTCGAATATTTCCTGTTTCTGTGTATTAAAATCTGAACTCATTTATTATATTTATAAGCATCTAGGTATTAATAAATATGATGTATGCCACGAATCAGTTTATATAAACCAGAAAAAGGTCCAGATTACACTTTTTTAGACAAGAATATCAACGAAATGTTCACAGTGGGTGGAACAGATGTTTTTGTACACAAATATCTAGGTCCTAAGAATCCTGATCAATCAGATGCCACAGCAGATCAGCCTAGATATGATGCTGTAAAAGAAACTAACATTCAAGACCTTTTATTTTTAGAAAACAGAGACAGAAAATATGATGAAAACATCTATCGTCTAAGAGGCATCTACAACGTGCAAGATGTTGACTTTGACATGAGTCAATTTGGACTATTTTTACAGAACGATACACTGTTTATGACCATACCTATTTCATACAGTGTTAAAACTTTGGGCAGAAAAGTGATGCCAGGTGATGTTTTTGAATTACCACATTTGAAAGATGAATATGCATTGAATGATTTTCAAGTTGCATTAAAAAGATTTTATGTTGTTGAAGATGTCAACAGAGCAAGTGAAGGGTTTTCACAAACTTGGTGGCCACATCTTTACAGAGTTAAGTTGAAACAAATATACGACTCACAAGAATTCAAAGACATTTTGAAATTACCTGCAGAAGAAGGCAGTAGTAAAACTTTGAAAGATGTTCTTTCAACATATGAACAAGAAATGCAGATCAATAATGCAGTGGTACAACAGGCAGAAGCAGATGCTTCTAAGTCTGGTTATGATACTAGTCATTTGTACACACTTCAAGTGGATGATGAAGGCAAGCCGGAACTTGTAACCACAGATATAACAGATTTAGATGCAAGTACCCAGAATGAAATGGCTGACCGAATTAATCAAACGCCAGAAAGAACTGGATATGATGGCTATTTGTTAGGAGATGGATTAGCACCTAACGGAGAAGTTTTTGGACATGGTATTTCATTTCCAACTGGTTCGGCAAAAGGAGATTATTTTTTAAGAACAGACTTTATGCCAAACAGATTGTTTAGATTTGATGGACAACGTTGGGTAAAAATGGAAGATTCTTTAAGAATGACATTAACCAATACCGACACAAGAAGCACTATGAAAACTAAATTTATTAACAATAACAATTATGTATATTCAGGAAAAGTTGCCACAGATATTGTTACACTATCAAAAGATGCAACAACAATTACAACAGAAATAAATTATCCTATAACAGCAAACTATTTGATGCTAAAATTAGATACTAGAGAAATAAATTACGTGATTGGTGATCATGAGAACTTGATTACATCATCTAACAACAAAGTTTATATCACATTGCCTGTCATATCTGATGTCCAACAAAAGATACCGTTTGATGGCAGATGGAGTGTGGAATTTTACACTAATCGACAAGAAGAAAGACAGAGTCTTTCAAAAGCATTACGACCACAGGCGGATAATTAATGAAAATAAGAGAATTATTTGGATTTGCAGGAATACCTATGGCACACACTGCCAAGCCACAAGGATTAAAGAAAGTTACGAAATCTTACATGGGAAAAACAAGAACATACTACGAACCAATCAGCAAAAAATTTAACGAAAAAGAAAAAACAAAGGATAAAGATTAATGCAATTTTTCTACGACGGTCAAATTAGAAGATATATTACTCAGATAGTAAGATTGATGAGCAATTTTAAGTTCAAAGACGGAGATGGCACTCTACGTACTATTCCTGTTATGTATGGCGACATCACAAGGCAGGTTGGACACATAATTCGTGATAATTCTGAAAACAAGATTATGAGTGCTCCAAGAATGGGTGTTTATATCACAAATTTAGAATTAGACAGAAACAGGTTGGCTGATGCAACATACATTTCAAAAGTACACATAAGAGAACGTGCTTATGATGAAAATAACAATGAATATATCAACACACAAGGAAAAAATCACACTGTGGAAAGATTAATGCCTACGCCTTACACTTTGAGTGTGGCAGTAGATTTATGGTCAACCAACACAGATCAAAAATTACAGATCATGGAACAAGTATTGATGTTGTTTAATCCTAGTTTAGAAATACAGACCACAGATAATTATGTGGACTGGACCAGTTTGAGTGTGGTTGAAATTGCCAACATTAATTTTAGTAGTAGAACAATACCAATGGGAACAGATTCTGAAATTGATGTGGCGACACTTAATTTTACAACACCCATTTACATATCTCCACCTACCAAAGTTAAAAAACTAGGTGTGGTTACACAAATTATTGCCAGCATATACAATGAAAAAACAGGCAATATTGATCTTGGACAAAGCATGCCTGAATTACAAGCATACTCAGATGATTATTCTAAAAGTGTTAAGTCGACTGTCACAAAAGACGCCCAAGGTAATATTGACACCAGTGTTACCACAAAACAAGATGCAGATTCTGTGTTGGCTACAACAGCCATCCAATATGATATTCTTGTGATGAACAACATAGCACAAATTATAGACAAAGGTATAGCAGGACAAGTTAGTTGGAAAGGTTTGATAGAATCTTTGCCAGGTAGTTACAATGCTGGTTTGAGTAAATTGCTACTTAATAGACAAGATATAAATCAAAGAGTAGGAGGAACTTTTGCTATCAACGAACTTAATGAAACTCAACTTATAATAAATTGGGATGAAGATACCATTCCTACAGACACAGTGTTTGCTGGAGCAACTTCAAGAGGCACAGTGGACTACATAATTGATCCTACAAAATTCAATCCATCAACAGTGAAAAATACAGGGACAAGATTTTTATTACTGGCTGACATAATTGATACAAGTTCCAATGATCCTAGTGCTCAAGCATGGGACGGTTCTACAGCAGGTGAAAATGATATTATTGAATGGAACGGTTCAGAGTGGACTGTGCTGTTTGATGCAAGTGCAAACACGATCAGCAGTGATAACTTTAGTACCAAATTTATCACAAATCTAAATACCGGAATTCAATACAAATGGACTGGTGAACAATGGCTATTATCATTTGAAGGCGAATATCGTAAAGGAACCTGGCAGATTCAACTCTAAATAATTAACTGTATGACCAAGAAGATTATTGGATGCGGTGCATTATTCTACAGCAAAGAAACCAATCGTTTTTTATTGCTACACAGGACTCAAAGCAAACAGAACAGAGTGTGGGGATTAGTTGGAGGCATGACCACCAATGAACGTCCATGGGAAGGACTTCAACGTGAGATTAAGGAAGAAGTTGGTGATGTTAAAATATTAAAAACTATTCCAATGGAAACTTTTATTAGTAATGACGAAGCATTTTTATATCACACATATTTGTGTATTGTTGGTCCAGAATTTTTACCAAAATTAAACAAAGAACACAATGGATATGCTTGGTGTAGTTTTAATCATTGGCCTAAACCTTTACATCAAGGACTCCGAAAAACTTTGCAATCTAAAACCAATCAAACTAAATTGGAAACTGTGTTCAAAATTATCAAATTTTTAGATGATTAAGATTATAGGAGACATAATGTTGGATGTTTGGGTACAGGGAGAATGTACTAAAGTATCTCCTGAAGCATCGGCCCTTGTGTTACATGAACACAGTCGAGATTACAACATAGGCGGAGCAGGAAACCTCGCTTTAAACCTATCAAATCTCGGCGCAGACACGTATCTTTATGGATCGGTGGGCAACGATGCCCCTGGTCACAAAATCCAAGAGATTTTACTGCACAACAACATCAAAACGTATCTGTGCCAGGATGCTGTAACAACCAGTACCAAAACACGTATGATAGGTCCTGACGGACAACATCTATTGAGATTGGATAAAGAACAGCATTATGAAAGTGAAGAACCTCAGAACAACCTTATCAAAGATTTAACTGAAGACGACGTGGTCATTGTGAGCGATTACAACAAAGGAGTTGTTAAACAAAATCTAATAAGACAGATTGAAAACAAAGTAAAAAGAATATATGTAGATCCAAAACAACATCCTAACACATATTATGGTGCTTATCTTGTGAAACCCAACATGAAAGAATATGAAGCATGGTTTGGCAAGTTTGATCCACACACAGCAGAAATAAAAAGAGTACACAATTATTGGCAATGGTTGATTGTGACTGATGGTGCTAACGGCATTCATGTGATTGGAGACAATGTGTATCAACACATAACGGGCAAGTCAGTTGAACTCGCAGATGTGAGTGGCGCTGGCGATACAGTGCTGGCAATCATTGTGTATTATCATGAAATGGGTTACTCCATGGTAAATGCCAGTGAATTAGCACTCAAAGGAGCAAGTAGTGTTGTTCAACATCGCGGAGTCACTGTGGTTAAGAAAAGTGACATAGAAGATAGAGTGGTATGGACTAATGGTGTGTTTGATATACTACATGTTGGACATTTAGAATTATTAAAATTTGCGAAACAACAAGGGGATAAATTGATAGTTGGTATTAATTCCGATCACAGCGTGAAAAGATTAAAGGGCGAATCTAGACCTTACAATAATGTTGATGAAAGACAGAATCAACTGAAACAACTACCATGGGTAGATGATGTTGTGGTGTTTGACGAGGACACTCCTAAACAAGCAATAAAGAATATATCGCCAGATGTTATTGTAAAAGGCGGAGATTACACAGTGGAAACAACTGTGGGAAATGAGATGGCTGAAGTTGTTATATTTCCCACTGTCAAAGGTTTTTCTACTACAAACTTAACGGAAAAGGTTAAACGTAATGCAGAAAACAATAAAAAATAATAAAATCATAATAGATAATCTGTGTCCTAAACCAGAAGCAGATGCTATCAATGAAATATATGTTGGAGAGCATTTTCCATGGTATTTTAAAAACTATGTTGTGGACGAAACTATGATAAAAGACGGCACAGAAAATTATCAATATCAATTTACACATCATTTGTTAAGAGAAGACGGAAATATAGTCACTGAACAAAATTATTGGCAAGCACTGTTTCCAATTTTCAACAGAATACACCCTAATACTTTTGTAAGAATAAAAGCCAATCTTGTGCCCAGAGCAGACAAAGTAGTGGTGCACGGATTCCATGTTGATTGTATGGTTCCTTTTAGCATCACAGGAATTTATTACTGCAACACCAATAATGGCTACACAGCATTTGAAGATGGAGACCAAATTGAAAGTGTACAAAACAGATTAGTTTTGTTTCCAAGCAACATGAAACACTCTGGATCCACATGCACAGATGCTAATTCACGTGTTGCAATTAATATAAATTTTATTCCCAGATATGTGGAAGACTCTATGTACAAAGATATAATAGATGTTGAACTGTGGAATCAAATTCAAAAATGGTGTGATAAAGTAGAATGAAATTATTAACTTTTGGATGCAG